CGTGCCTTTCGGACACTGAAGACAAACAGTACGTCCGTGGCCTGGGCAACCCGGGCCAGGTCTCGGCCCCGGTTAACTTTGACCCGCAACAGGCAAGCCACGAAGACATGTTTGCCCTGAAGCAGTCGGGCGAAACCCTGCAATGGATCATCGGTATGTCTGACGGCACGACGCTGCCGACTTTGGACTCCAATGGCGACATCGAGCCGCCCGTGGGCCGGTCCAGCATCCGGTTCACCGGCTACATCGCCGATTGGGCCTTGGATTTCGCCGGCAATGATGTTGTGAAGGGAACGCTGGCCATCCAACGTTCTGGTTCTGTCATCTTCACGCCGAAGGCCTAAGCATGCTGGACAAGTCGTTTTTCGCATCTGAAGCGGTGTCGGCCAAGGAAGTGCCGTTGGGCGACGGCGAGTTGCACACGCTGCACTTCCGTGCTTACAGCGGCGCCGCGTTCAACGCCTATGCGCATGCCATGAAGTCGGAAGACCCCATGATGAAGGGGAAAGGCATGGCTATTCTCATCGCGGATTGCCTTTGCGACAAGGAAGGCGTTCGCCAGCTGACTGTTGAACAGGCGTCGCGGCTGAATCCTGTTCCGATGCAAGCCATCTTCAAGGCAGTCCTGGAAGCCAACGGGCTGGGTGCTGACAAGTCCGAAAGCCAGGACGAGCCGGGAAACACGTAAAGGCTGGCAGCGATGACTGGCTGTGGGCCGTCCTGGCGCTTCGTCTGGGCGGCCGCACCATCCAGGAATTGCGGCTGGCCATGACCCAGCGTGAATTCGAGTTCTGGAAAGCGTTCTACGAGCGCCATCCGTTTGATGACCTTCATATGTTCCACCGCCCCGCAGCTTTGATATCACAAAGCATGGCAGGCGGGGATATGGCCCAAAAGATCCAGTGGCTTTCGAGCCCAATTGTTCGTGACCTCTCTGACGCCGACCTTCGCACCCTGAAGGCGTTCGGACTCAAACCCCAAGGATAGCTAGATGGCAACAGCCGGCAGTATCGTCGTCGATCTGTTGATGAAGACGGGTTCGTTTGAGACGGATGCCCAACGTGCGTCCAAAACGGCCGAGAAGCGCTTCAAGGAGATTGAGAGGCAGGCCAAGGATACTGCAACAAACGTCAGTAGTGCGTTCGCCGGTTTACTGAGCGGCGCGCTGTTGGGCGTTGGTGTGGGCACGATATTCAGCAAGTTCATCGAGGAAACCAAGAACGCGCAAAGCGAGCAAGCTCAACTCGCTGCAGTCTTGAAGTCGACAGGGAACGCCGCAGGATTCACCGCGGCTGAACTGAACAAGATGGCCAGCGGTATGGCCGGATTTGTTAGCGAAGGCGACATCAACCGTGCACAAACCCGGTTGCTGTCGTACACGGGCGTGGTTGGCGATGAGTTCCCCCGTGCGCTCCAGGCTGCAATCGACATGTCAGTTCGCCTGGGCATGACGGTCGAGCAGTCTGCCGAGACGGTCGGCAAGGCGTTGGACATTCCCAGCAAGGGTCTCACTGCGCTATCGAAGCAGGGCTTTCGGTTCACTGAGGACCAAAAGAAGCTTGTCGAGTCGTTGGAGGCGACGGGCCGTGTAGCTGAGGCGCAAGACGTCGTCCTTAAGGCGCTTGAAGCTTCATATGGTGGTGCTGCCGAAGCTGCCAGGAACACTCTGGGCGGCGCGTTGCAGGCGTTGCAGAACCAGATCGATGACTTAATGACGGGCGACGGCCCTTCAGTGGATAGTTTGACCGACTCGGTCAACCAGCTGACGGATGTTCTTGGTTCGTCTGAGACGAAGCAGGCCTTCGCTAGTTTCGTCAGTTTGCTGGCAGACCTTTCCAGGTCGGTGATTAGCATCGCAACCGACTTTGCTACGGGCGTAAAGGCTTCAGAAGGCTTTGTCGACGCTCTTTTCACTTACGGCCTAACCAATCCGTTTGCAAGCAATGCGGAGAATGCCGAGAAGTATAAAAAAGAGCTGGAAGAACTGTACGCCTGGCAGAAGAGACTTCGAGATGAAGGGAGCGCTACAGACGCTGTCGATAATGGCATCCGGATCGCTCAGAATCGTGTGGCGTACTTCGAGGGGCGCGCCGGCCGCGACATGCAGCAGGTTCTGGGCGCCTATCGAGGAGTGGATGAGACTGGCGCGCCGACACAGACGCTGGAGCCCATTAGGACCACGGCGTCTTCTCCCGTGGAGAAATCGGCCAAGGAGAAGGTTGACCAAGGCCAAAAGCTGATCGACCAGATGAACCAGCGTATTGCGCTGATTGGCAAGGAAACCGAGTACGAAAAGCTGCTGGAGCAGGTCAGACTTGGCTCTGTGACGTTCAAGACGCAAGCCCAGCAGGATGAAGCGCTGGCGTCCGCCCAGACGCTGGATTTCATCAAAGAGCAGAACAAGGCATACGAAGAGACGCAGGCGCATCTGAAAGAGCTGTCAAAAGTTTCGCAGGAAACCGCCTCGGAAATGGACGAGTTCGCCCGTGAGGCGGCTAGAAGCATCCAGGATTCTCTGGGCGATGGGTTGTACAGCCTATTGTCTGGAAACTTTGACAACATCGGTCAGAAGTTCGCGGAAACTCTGATGCGCATGGCGGCGGATGCGGCGGCTGCCAATTTGGCGGGCGCGCTGTTTGGTGATTACGGAAAGACGGGCCAGATCGGCGGCTTGCTGGGTGGCCTTGCGGCTGGCATCTTCGGCAATAGCATTTCGGCGTCTAGCTCCTACGTCAGTGCTGGTCCTGCCGTGGGAAGCTGGGATGGCCTGTCTTACTTCGCAGACGGTGGCTATACCGGCGCTGGTGGAAAGTATGACCCGGCAGGGATCGTTCACGCCGGCGAGTATGTCATCCCTGCAGACGTCACCCGTCGTCTCGGTGTTGGGTTCTTGGATCGGCTGAAGGGGTACGCCGAAGGCGGATATGTCGGTGCATCAGGGATGCCCGCTTCAGCAGGCGGATCTACCCGCGTTGAGATCATCAACAATGGCACTCCGCAACAGGTATCCAGCGCAAGCAGTTCTTTTGACGCTCAAGGCGAAGTGATCCGCATCGTGGTGCGGGATATCCAGCGTAACGGCGACACCGCCCGTGCGATCAAGGGGATGGCATGAGCACGTTCCCAACCTACGCGAAGATCCTGTTGTCCGGCTATGCGGAGGATGCCGACTATGGCGTTCTTCGCACCGAGATGGAAAACGGTATTGCCAAGCAGAGGCCGCGGCGCTCTCTTCCCATCGTTACGCGCACTGTGGTGATTCATGTTGAGACGCTTGCCGACAAAAACGCCTTTGATACGTGGCGCCGGGTCGACCTGTTTGGCAGTGCCGGATGGTTCGACTGGCTCGACCCACTGGATGGTGTAGTGAAACAGACTCGGATCGTTGGTGGAAAGCTGTCATGGACTAGCCCTGGAAAGGTTTGGCGGGCCAGCGGCCAGATTGAGACGGTGGGCTGAGATGCCTGTTAATTATTCGAGTGACGCTCGCGAGAACCTGCTGGCCACTAGTGCCGAAGAACCGTTCCTGGTCGCGGTAGAAATTCTCCATCCGGATCTCGTCATTCCGGCACGGTTCGTCAACGATAGCCAAAACATCGTCATTCAAGGTCAGGAGTTCTTTGCTACTGCTTTCAGGGTGGCACTCCCAGACGACAAAGACCAACAACTTCCTCAGGCCCGGCTGGAGGTGGATAACGTCGGTCGCGAGCTTACTCAGTGGCTCGAATTCAGTCGGGGTGGGGCTGGCGCTCGGTGCAGGATTATCCAGGTGCTTCGAAGCGATCCGAACCTGATCGAGTTCGATATGACGTTGGACCTGACCGGGCTTGTCGTCAACAACCTGACCGTAAGCGGACTTCTTGGCTATCAAAACACCTTGGGGCAGAGCGCAGTAGCAATCCGCTACGACCCCAAGACGGCGCCGGGGCTTTGGTAATGCACTGGTCTGATAAATATGTGGGCCTGGCGTATGTGCCAGAAACGGGAGACTGTGCCGCCCTGGCCGCCAAAGTGTCCAAGGAAGTATTCGGCGTGACACCGAACTTGCCAGCCTCCCACGCCACGACCTTGCGCGATCAGTCAGCGCAAATCGTTGATTGCAAAGACGAGCTTGCCGATCGTATTGATAGCCCGGTTGATGGTTGCCCGGCGTTGTTCATTGGTCGCGGGCGGTTGTGCCATATCGGGGTGATGTGCTGGCTGGCACATGAGTGGTGGGTATTGCATGCCGATCAGTCGGCGGGGTCGGTTATTCGGCAGAGGCTAAGGGACTTGACGCGAATTCACTTCAAGCTTGAGGGGTACTACCGGTGGAAGTAGAAGTTAAGTCTCCCTCGCTAGTACATCTCCCCCATCCCCTTCGACCGGACGGTAAGTACGTGTGCTATGCCGGGTTTCTCCGCGGAGAAACTTTGTCCGCCTATTTGGAACGAGTTGGCCTGCATATTGTTGATGCGCCAATGGACGTTTGGCACAACGGCAGACGTGTGCCGTCGGCATTGTGGCGCAGGCTGATCCCCAAATCAGGGGATCAGGTGGTAGTCCGCGCGAAGATGGAAGGAGGCGGCGGAGGCGGGAAGATCCTGCGCACCGTAGCGCTTGTTGCGCTCGTTGTCGTCAGCGCAGGTTACGGAGCGGCTCTCGGCGGTGCTTTGGGATTTACGGGGGCAACAGCAGGCGCCATTGGAAGTAGTGTGATCATGCTGGCCGGCACGGTTTTGATCAACGCCCTTCTGCCGATGCCGTTGCCGACGGCGGCAAAACTAGGGGTGGGACAAAAGTACGAATCAAGCCCGACGTACTCTATTCAAGGAGGAAGGAATCGGGCGCGACCGTGGGAACCGCTGCCTATCATCATGGGACGCCACAGGATAGTCCCAGACCTAGGAGCCACCCCTTGGACCAATCAAGCCGGAGATGATCAATTCCTGAACCAGGTCTTTAACTTTGGCCTGCAGGGTATGAATATAGTCATCCGAGAATACAAGATTGGGAATACTCCTATCGAGTCTTATGACGGAGTGCAGATGCAGCGGTCCGGACCGGATGGCGCGGTCACGATGTTCTCTGGCAATGTGGACACGCTACAAGGATTCTCACTGTCGTCAGCCGATGGCTGGGTGGCCAGGACGACACCTACCAATGTCGGAACAATCACTGTAGAAGTTGCGTCCAGGCTTTTCCGTGTAGCCGATGACGGAAGCATTGAAAGTAGACGTGTTGAGTTTCGGATTCAATATCGCGATGTGACGTCTGCAGATTGGCTTGAGCTAGGCTTTATCGATGCCACCTACGCCACGCATTATTGGTCAGGACGAACATATCCGGAAAACACAGCCCAGGTTCTCATGGGGTCCACGAATCAAGGAGATCATGTAGAAGGAGAGTCGTTTATATATGTCGACCCCGAAACCGGACAAACCGTTACTGGGCAGTGGCGCTGGATCCCACATCCCTACCAGCTCGGACAGCCCTGGGTCGGGATTGCTCCAGATCCGGTAATTCTTCCTGGCGGACCAGGCTACCGCCTATGGGGCAATCGACAGGAACCTACGCGCGCGCAGATATCGTGGGATGTGACCGGCGGCCAGTACGAGGTTCGGGTAATGAAGGTGACGGCCGACGTTAATGACAGTCGTGAATCAAATGAAACGGCGGTAAGTCAGATTCTTGCTTACCAGTACGACACGACTGACTACACAGGACAAACCCGAGTCGCTTTGCGCATCAAGGCGACTGGTCAATTGAACGGCAGCGTGGATGAATTTAATGCCATTGCTAGTGCCGTATGTCCTGTTTGGAATGGGAGTGTTTGGGTCACACAGGAGACCTCGAATCCTGCATGGTGGTTTCTCTGGTTTTCACGTGGAGCCCGAGATACTGCAGGCAGACGCCTGTATGGAGTTGGCCTAAGCGACTCTGAAATTGATCTCGATGGGATAAAGGCCTGGGCCGCATGGTGTGACGAAAAACGCCTGACTTTCAACTACGTCTTGGACCAGAAGGTCAGTTCGGCGGACGTGCTGGATATGATCGCCAGGGCAGGGCGGGCAGCCAAGACTCAACAGACTGGCAAGTTAGGCGTTGTCTGGTCCGCCGATGGGTTGCCCGAAGTGGCTACATTTGGCCCATTCAACATACGGGCAGGTTCGTTCCAAATCACCTACACGAACGAATCCCGAGTTGATGAAATCGTCGTCAACTTCGTAGATGAGGCCCGCAACTGGACTCTCAATGAAGTTAGGGTGGCAGTCCCCGGAGCAGTCACTACCAGCAATCCACTCCAATTGGATTTGGACGGTTGTACTAACGTGGATATGGCTGGGCGAGAAGCAAACTTGATTGCAGCATCGCAGATTTGGCACCGGCGTCGCGTCACATTTGATACTGATATTGAAGGGTTCGTCGCCACAAAGGGAGACGTTGTTCGTCTTACTCACGATCTTACGGTGTGGGGATATTCCGGCCGCATGACGCCA